TCAGTCGTTATGGCTGGTGTTTATCATTTTAATGATACGATTGGACAACCTTGGTTTGCTCCTGCTGGATTAAACAGAGGTGGAATTGATAGTGCGGTTCAGGCTTATAAGAAATTAAGTCAAAGTCAACGAGATGAACTCTATGACTCAAATGTTAATCCAATTGCTACGTTCCCAGGACAAGGTGTTACTGTGTTTGGACAAAAGACAACACAGAAGAAAGCAAGTGCTTTAGATAGAGTAAATGTAAGACGACTATTGATTGATGTTAAGAAATTTGTTGCTCGTTCTTCAAGAGGATTGGTATTTGAACAAAATACAAGTGATTTGAGAAATCAATTCTTGAATATTGTGAATCCATTCTTAGAACAAGTACAGTCAAATGCTGGATTGAATGCATTTAGAGTCGTGATGGATGATAGTAATAATACTCCTGAAACGATTGATAGAAATATGTTGGTTGGTCAAGTATTTTTACAACCGGCAAGAACTGCTGAATTTATTGTGTTGGACTTTGTTGTTCAACCAACTGGCGCGGCTTTCCCTGAATAATTTTTTAATAAAGTGATATTTATTACTATAGGAGATAAACAATGGCAGAATTATTAGAAGCGAATAAGATATTTTATACACCATATGAACCGAAGTTAAAGAATCGTTTCATCATGGAAATTGCAGGTATCCCAGCTTTTACAATCAAAACAGCACAAAGACCACAGATTACTTTTGATGAAGTAACTTTGGAACATATGAATGTCACGAAGTACGTCAAGGGTAAAGGCCGTTGGCAAACAATGCAAATTACACTGTATGACCCGATTGTTCCGTCTGCTTCTTCTGCCGTAATAGAATGGATAAGATTACATCATGAAAGTGCTACTGGTCGTGATGGATATCAAGATTTTTATAAGAAAAACATTACATTTCAAGTATTAGGACCTGTTGGTGACATTGTTGAAAAATGGACACTATATGGTACTTACATTCAAGATGCTGCGTTTGGTGATTTAGATTTTAGTGCTTCAGAGCCAGTTGAAATCACCTTAACATTAAGGTACGATTACGCTATACTTGAATTCTAAATAGTTTTAACATCAAGGAGTTATAATGTCAGAACATAAGTTCCCTACGGAAGTTATTGATTTACCATCTGGTGGAAAAGTATATTCAAAAGACTCACCACTATCATCGGGTAAACTCGAATTAAAATACATGACAACACGAGAAGAAGATATATTGATGTCTGAAAATCTCATTAAAAAAGGTGTTGTTATTGATAAATTGCTAGATAGTTTAATCGTTACAAAGGGAGTTAAACAACAAGATTTAGTATTGGGCGATAAGAATGCCGTATTGGTTGCAGCTCGTATATTGGCTTATGGTCCTGAATACACGGCTGAAGTCACTAATCCAAAAAATCAAGAAGAAACAGTCAGTCATACGTTTGATTTATCTGCCTGCCCGTTTAAAGAATTACCCCAAGATGTTGATTATTCAGATAATTCATTCAACTATACTACTGATATCGGTAAGACTAAAATTAAATTTAAATTATTAACTGGCGCGGATGAGGCATTAATTGAAAAAGATTTAAAACAATCATCTAAATATGGATATTCTACGGACATCACAACACGATTGCGATATACGATTACTGAGGTGGATGGTGATTCAAAACCCGAAACCATTACTGAATTTACACAGAATTTACTCGCAAGGGATTCTATGGCATTGAGAAATCACATTCAAGAAATTTCTCCCGATATTGATTTGACATCGGAAATTGAAATAGGAGGTGAAACTGTGAGCGTGTCTATTCCGCTTTCAGTTACGTTTTTTTGGCCTCAGTCCGGAAAATAAACTAGATATACATAAAAGTATATTTTATTTTATATATGGCGTTCCTGGCTTTACGTTTAGTGATGTCTATAATATGCCAGTTCATTTGAAAAACTTTTATTTAAGACAGTTTATGGATTTGAAGAAAAAAGAAAAAGAACAAATAGACAAGTCACAACCAAAACCTCAATCAACCATTCCTCGTAGATTTAATCCTAAATAACTTTCTTTTTAATATTTATTAATATATTAGGAGAATTGTATTATGTCGTTTATGGATAGAAAAAATATATTGGAAGAAGGTCTTATTGATAAACTTATTGGTTTATTGAAAAAATCTAAATCAAAAACTAATGATAAAGAAACAAAAAAAGCCTACGAGGATGCTATGATGCATTTTAATAAAGCAAATGCTATATTAAAAAATAATCTAAAAAAAAGAGGCATTAAAGATAGATTTGCTGGGTTATAAAGTAGATAATGGCTGATTTAAAAACAACAAAGCAAATAACTGCTGAGTTAGAAAAACAACAGAAGTTGTTGCAAAATATTGACAACAATTCTACTGCGTATAAAAATACTCAAAAAGAAATTTTAAGGTTACAAGAACAACTTTCTAAGGCAAAGCAAAAAGAAGTCAAAGAATTAACAGCTGAAAAACCTATTTATAAACAGATTGAATCTTCAATACAAAATAGGTTAAAAAAAGTAAAAGAACTTTCAGCTCAAGGTTCAATATCATCTAAAATACAAAATGCTTCTGTAAAATCACAAGGAAGGTTATTACAAAATATTCAAGATCAAGTCACTTGGAAAGGTCAGTTAAACGATGCATCAACTGAACAACTTAAAGTTGTAACAGCACTTGGTGGAGAACAACTTGATATTGCTGATTTAAATCAAAAAATAGCTGAAAGTGAAGAAAGAGTAGCTGCTGAAAAGGGTACGGCATCTAGGCTTACTAAAGATGATGAAAAAGCTTTAAATAACATATTAAAGGGTGAGAAAAACAGATTAAGAGCTCAAAAACTTTCAGGTATGGCAAGAGAAAAAGGATTACAAGTTGCGGACAATTTAAGTGGGGGAATGGCATCTAAAGCAAAAGAATTTGGTGCAAAAATGGGCATGAGTCCTAAAAATCTAGCGAGATTAAGTGGAGCTGGTCTTGTTGTAGGTTTATTGGTTAAAACAGTTACATCATTTTCAAAAAAGATTGATGCAGTTGGTGAATCTTTTGGATTTATGACTAATAAAAATAAAGAGTTCAGAAACGATTTAATACAAAGTGGTAATAATGCCATGATGATAGGTAAAAATCTTGGAGATGTTCTTTCTGTTACATCACAATTATCATCTGAATTTGGAATAACATTAAAAGAATCAAAAGATATTGCTGGTAGTGTTTTAGATACGGCAGTAGCAACGGGTATATCCAACGATGAGGCTACCAAGTTATTCGGTACTTTCATGCAAATTGGGGGTTTAACTGCTAAACAAAGTGAGAGGTTAATAGAAAATACCGCTCAGTTAGCTGCTCAAAAAGGTGTTGCTCCAGTAGCTGTTCTACAAGACATGGCTGGTTCAGCAGAAGAGATTGCTGGATTTACAAAAGATGGTGGAAAGAATATAGCCGAAGCGGCAGTTCAAGCCAGACAAATGGGATTATCTCTAAGCGCTACTGCTAAAATTGCTGAGGGATTATTAGATTTTGAAAGTTCAATAGCTAATGAAGTAGAAGCTTCCATAATGATTGGAAAACAATTAAACTTTCAAAAGGCAAGACAATTAGCACTTGAAGGTGATATTGCCGGAGCTACTAAAAACATAGTAGACCAAGTAGGAAGTGAAGCAGAGTTTAATGCATTAAATGTATTACAAAGACAATCACTTGCTAAATCAATCGGTGTATCAGTAAGTGAAATGGCTAAATTAGTAAAGGGTAGTGAAAAATTAACTTTAAGTGGTGCTTTAGCTGGAAAGAGTTTTGATGATTTAGTCGGACAAGATTCTTTAAGTGCTTTAACATCTATTGTAAATACTGTAAAACAAATCGGTGCTACATTATTAGATACTTTTGGTGGACCTTTGGCAGATATGCTATCACAATTTATTGGAGAAAATGGTCTTCAAAATATTAAAAAAGAATTAGTAGGCCTTCTTAACCTAGCTATCGAAATTTTTAACACAGGTCGTTCTATTGCTAACTTTTTTAGATTTGGTGACAAAGATAAAGAAGCTGCGCTAAAATTTAGAGTAGATGATTCTGGAAATATAATGCGAGATGTAAATCCTGTAAACGACTTCAAATCAGGTCCAGGTCAAATTACACATATGACGGGACCAGCCGGTACATTTAGTTTAAACCCAAAAGATTCTGTATTGGCAACAACAAATCGTATTAATGATTTTCAAACAGGACCTGCCGGTTCTATGGGTGGTATGGGTGGTATGGATGCTGAAGCTTTCGGGAGGGCTGTAGCTGCTAATATACATTTAGAGACAAAAACAACGGGTGGTATGGATGCTGAAGCTTTCGGGAGGGCTGTAGCTGCTAATATACATTTAGAGACAAAAACAACTCATGGAGAACAGAGAATAATAATGAATAGTGCAATAAATCCATATGGTGGTCATTCGATGAATCCGGGAAAATAAAATGGGCTTAGAAAATTTAAAATCAGTATTTAATAAGATAGGAAGAAATTCAACTATTAATCCAGCCAAGGGGGTAGATTCACCTGTAAGTGATAAATCTCAAGATGCAAGTAGTTTTAAACAAACACCTT